GTTGATCAGACTGCCGCCAGGCTGTACTATTAACTATGAAATAACAGTCATAGTACACGATATGCCTGAAGATTTTCTAGCTTGGTGGCAGGAAATTGGTGGCTTGATATCGTATGGTGAATACTATGATGCTAAAGGTCGAGTTACTAAAACTCCGATACTACGCTATGGGGTTGGGCGACCAAGTCACAAGTCGGCAGGTAATCCAGAATTCCTAATTAGATTTCGGGGCGAAGATGCTGGTGTAGCACTGATGATGCTAATAAGATGGACTGACTTGGTTGTTGGTCATAATATGAAAGAAGTAGAACACATAAAGGAATTACATAATGACTGAAAAAGTATACTATAGTTATGCCCAAATACAAGAATGGGTAACTAAAATCGCACTACAGATGTACAAGGACAATTGGCGTCCAGATTACATTGTAGGCCTAACTCGCGGCGGACTAGTGCCGGCTGTGATCATGAGTAATATGTTAGACATTCCTATGCACACCTTAGAAGTTAAACTACGTGATCATGCTAATACAGAAAGCAACCTATGGATGAGTGAGGATGCGTTTGGTTATAATCCGCAACCAGATGGTGAATGGTTACCAAAAAACAAAAAAAATATATTAATCGTTGATGATATTAACGATACAGGTAGTACATTAGATTGGATTATTCAAGATTGGCAAAGTTCATGTTTACCAAACGACCCATGGTGGGAAACTGTTTGGGGTAATAGTGTACGCTTTGCTGTGTGTATCGATAATTTGAGTAGTGAGTTCAGTAGAAAGGTTAACTATTGTGGAACAGAAATTAACAAAGCAGAACGAGATGTTTGGATTGTCTACCCTTGGGAATGTTGAGATTGACAAGACTAGTAGTTCCGTGTTAAACTACATGGATGCGTATGAACGTACAGACTACTACGAAAACCCATTTAATAGAGATTACCAATGAAATTAAATGTGGTGGTTTTAAACCCTTAGCATAAATAAGTGTAAGGAGTTTAATATGTTACACCATTTAATGATTAAAAAATGTATGACTACTGGTTTAAAATATCTATGTAAGACTAGTGGAAGTAAAGACCCGTATCTATATACAGGATCTGGCGTAAGATGGTTAAATCATATCAAAAAACATAATTCTTATATTGTTACATGTATTATAGGCAGTTATCAAACTAAAGAAGAGTTAAAAGAAGCTGGGCTGTATTATTCTAATTTATATAATGTAGTTGACGATTATACTTGGGCAAACTTGACTGAAGAAAAAGGTGACGGTGGTTTAATAGGAACCGGACAATTAGGAAAAACTTGGAAAATTAAAGATACTTCTAATATGTCATCACCCAAAACTAAAACAGAAGCATGGTATAACGCCCGTAGAAAGATAGCAGGAAAACTAAATTATCAGTTTAAAGGTTTAATTAAAACACCATGGGGTGTTTTTGAAAGCGGCACAGATGCTATTAAAGAAGGTAAAGCTCAACGAGAACTTGGCAATTTTGATGTAGTTACTGACGGTAATACCTTAAGAAAGTATTTACAAAACTTAGATACTATGTTAAACTTAGAAGGTAGACGTACACCCAAAGAGTGGCGTGGAAAAACCCCTAGAGAATTAGGATTTGATATTTTAAAGGACTCAAATGAAACTAAAAGTAAGTGAAATATTTTATAGTGCCCAAGGTGAGGGTAGATTTGTTGGTGTACCCAGCGTATTTCTAAGAACTTTTGGATGTAATTTCACTTGCTCATCATTTGGTATGCCCCGCGGCAAAGCAAGTACAGAAGCAGATGTAGTAGCAGAATCAGTACAACTATACAAGTCATATGATGATTTGCCCCTAGTCAACACAGGCTGTGACAGCTATGCGTCATGGCATCCTAAGTTTAAAAGTTTAAGTCCAACCCAAGAAACATCTAAGGTTGTTGAACGGATGTTGGCACTGACTCCAAATGGTCGTTGGGCTCAAGACAATGGCAATGATGTACATCTTGTTATCACAGGTGGCGAGCCATTATTGGGTTGGCAAAAAGTATATCCAGAGCTGTTAGAAGCAATTGAAATGCGCGATTTGAAAAACATCACATTCGAAACTAACGGTACTCAAGAGCTACATCCAGACTTTGTGGAATACTTACAAAACTGGGTAGGTATTCCAAGTATCACACAGCGTGAAATTACATTTAGTGTTAGTGCTAAACTAAGTCCTAGTGGTGAGAAGTGGGAAGATGCTATCAAGCCAGAGATTGTAGCTAGCTATCAACAGGTAGGCCGGACTTATTTGAAGTTTGTAGTTGAGACCCCAGACGACTTTGATGAAGTTGAAGATGCTGTATCAGAATATCGCAGTGAAGGATTTGAAGGTGTTGTATACATTATGCCTGTAGGTGGTGTTGTAAGTGTATATGATGGCAATAAATTTAACGTAGCCGATGAAGCTATGCGTCGTGGTTATTATTACAGCCCAAGATTACATGTTGATCTTTGGGGTAATAGTTGGGGCAAGTAGTGGAATTACACAAAAGAACGCTAGTCAGAACCTTAAGCTATAGGTTCACTGCTTTGCTAATTACTGCTATATGGACAGGATTAGGCGATGCTGTAGCAATACACGCAGTATTGGCGGTATGGCAATACGTATTAGAACGTGCCTGGTTAAAAATTAAATGGGGAAAAGAATGAGTTATTTGTTTACAAGTGAAAGCGTTAGTGAAGGACATCCGGATAAGGTAGCAGACGCTATCAGTGATGCTATTTTAGATTTAGCTATGTCTAGTGAAGACGCAAGTGTACGCTGTGCTTGCGAAACACTAGTTACAACAAACCGTGTAATTCTAGCTGGAGAATATAAAAATGTCATTCTACATCCGGAAGAAGTCGAAAGTACCGTACGCAAAGTTATCAAAAATATTGGCTACGAACAAGATGGATTCGATTGGCGAACAGTGGAGATTACTAACCTACTACATGGCCAAAGTGCTGATATTGCTCTTGGTACTGACAATTTTGGCGCAGGTGATCAAGGCCTAATGTTTGGCTATGCTACTAACGAGACTCCTAATTACATGCCGCCAGCAATTTACTACAGTCATGAAATTGTCAAAGAACTAGCACGTCATCGCAAATTTGGACAGTCTTGGTTAGGTCCAGATGCTAAAAGTCAAGTGACTGTTGAATACAACGATGATGGCACTATCAATCGTATTGCTAAAATTGTATGTTCAACACAACACAGCGCAACACCTGACATTGAAAATATACGTAGAGTAGTTAAGGAATATATTGAAGGCGTAGTGCCTGCGGAGTTAATTGATGCTGATACTGAGTTTCTTATCAATCCTACTGGTCGTTTTGTCATTGGGGGACCCGACGGAGATACTGGCCTTACTGGGCGAAAAATTATCGTGGATACCTACGGTGGCAGTTGTCCTCATGGTGGCGGTGCTTTTAGCGGCAAAGATCCTACAAAAGTTGATCGTTCAGCAGCTTATATGGCTCGCTACCTAGCTAAAAACATCGTAGCCAGTGGACACGCAAAACAAGCAACGGTACAGATTAGCTATGCTATCGGTGTAGAACAGCCAATGAGTGTGTATGTTAATACTAATGATTACGGTGATGATGCTTGGTTAACTGCTTGGATCCTAAAGAATATTGACCTTACCCCAAAGGGCATTATAAATAGATTTGAGCTATTCCGTCCAATTTACAGTAGTACTACTAACTACGGACACTTTGGTAAAAATCAATTACCTTGGGAACAGTTGGACCTAGTAGATTCACTTAAGGATTAAATTATGGGTTTATTTGATAAACTAACAGGCAAGGCCAAGCGTGAGGAACTAGCAGCAGAAGCACGCCGACAATCACAACTAGCGGCAGAAGCTGAAGCAATTGAAAAGGAACGCAAGGCCGCTAAACGTGCAGAAGCTAAAGCTAAAAAAGAAGCCAAGAAGGCTGAAGAAGCTATGAAAGCCGCTGAAGCTGCTAAAAAGAAATCGCCAAAAGATATAGCAACTGCCGCAGGCGAACCATATGTATCTGTATTAAGTATGGACTTAGATCCAGAGAATCCAGGTAATGGAGCATTTGAATTAGATTGGAATGATAAATTCTTAGCCCAATTGGTTCGTGCTGGCTATCAACGTAAGCCAAATGAAGAAGAAAGTGTTATTGTAGATCGATGGTTCCAGGATGTTTGTCGCAATGTGGTCATGGAAAACTTTGAACAAGAAATGGCAGACCCAGAGAAACGTGCCGCTAATGCTAATCAATCAATACAACGCAAAGATTTAGGCGGCGGGAAAGCTGAATTTAGTTGATAATCTATGTAAATGGCGACAGCCATAGTGCTGCCGCAGAAGCAATGAATCCTCATTGTTTTGCTGAGGATGATCCCATGTATCAGCACTTGGGACGTAAACCACATCCAGATAATCTTTATGTTAGCTATGGATGTATGGTTGCCAACAATTGGTATGGTATATTAGATTGTGATGCCGAAAGTGCTAGCTCAAACGATCGTATTATACGCACCACAGAAGAATACCTCAAAAGTAATAATCCAGATATTGTAATTATTGGGTGGGCCACTTGGGAACGAGAAGAATTCTTAATAGATGGCGAATGGTATCAATTTAGCGGTGGTATACAGGGAGATCCTTGGCCTAAGCATATTATGGATAGGTACAAACGGTGGGTAGTCACAGCTAATCCCGCTGATCGCGCAGATTATTGGCACAATCGCATATATCAGTTACATCAAGAATTTACCCAACGCAACATAGCACACGTATTTTTTAATACATACTCGGCGTTCAATCATAGTTTTATAACTGTTAAAGATTGGGGCGACAACTATCTTGATCCTTACAACCAACAGGGTACATTTTATCATTGGTTAAAAGCACACGGACACAATACTGTTAATCCTAATTCATATCATTTCGGGCCAGATGCGCACAGAGCATGGGCTGAATACTTAATTAATCACTTGACAAATTCATTAACATAGTATATAATAACACTATGAGATATTTACTTGTAGACACAGCAAACACATTTTTCCGTGCTAGACACAGCGCACATAGACAGGCCGATACTTGGGATAAGTTAGGTTTTGCTATTCATGTGACCTTAGCATCAATCAACAAAGCATGGCGCGATCAACGAGCAGATCATGTTATATTCTGCCTAGAAGGGCGTAGTTGGCGCAAAGACTTTTATACTCCTTATAAGGCCAATCGTGCTGTAGCACGTGCTGCCCTTACTGAAAAAGAAGCCGAAGAAGACCAATTGTTCTGGGAAGCATTTGATGCCCTTAAAGCATTTGTAGCAGAAAAGACTAATTGTACTGTGTTACAACACGGCGAGCTTGAAGCAGACGACTTAATTGCTGGTTGGATCCAGGCACATCCAGCAGATCATCATACTATTATCAGCAGTGATACTGACTTTTATCAACTACTAGCAGATAATGTAAATCAATACAATGGTGTAGCAGATGAGCTACATACTATTAAAGGCATATTTGACAAGAAAGGCAATGCTGTACTCGATAAAAAAACTAAAGAACCTAAAAAGATTCCCGATCCAAAGTTCATACTTTTTGAGAAATGTATGCGTGGTGACCCTACTGATAATATTTTTAGTGCTTACCCAGGTGTTCGCACTAAGGGCACCAAAACTAAGGTCGGACTTGAGGAAGCATTTGCTGACAAAGATAAAAAGGGTTATAGCTGGAATAATTTAATGTTACAGCGTTGGACTGATCATAATGGTATAGAACATCGTGTGTTAGATGACTATGAGCGCAATTGTCAGCTAGTAGATCTAACAGCACAACCAGCAGACATTAAAGATAAAATCTTTGATTGTATTAAAACCAATGCTATAGTTAAGAATCAACCCATGATTGGCGCACAGTTCTTAAAGTTCTGTGGCAAGTATGACCTAATTAAACTAAGCGAAAATGCTGGTAACATAGCCGAATGGTTATGTGCTAGTTATCCCGAAGAATCAGTTACATTATTTCATTTACAAAACTAGAAAGTAAGCAGTGATTGAACGTACACAGAAATACCTAGCATTAGATCTAGAACTAAACCAACCGAGTGGAAAGATCATTCAGGTTGGTATTGCCATTGGTCGAGCAGATGATCGCTTTGAAAACTACTTGACTAAAAAATGGTATATAGATCCAGGTGAGCCAATCAGCGATTTCATCATAGGCTTAACTGGTATCACAGATAGTGATATACGTGCTAATAGTGTTAGTCACGAAACTGTAGCCCGTGAACTAAGTGAGTTGATTAAAGAACACAACTGTTTTGTCAATCCTGTTACTTGGGGTGGTGGAGATAGTGTTGAGCTACTAGCAGAGTTTAGTAATCGATGTGTGGACTTTCCACACTTTGGGCGTCGTTGGATTGACACTAAAACCTTCTACACCTTACTAATGTTTGCTAAGAACAAAAAGCCTAGTGGCGGGTTAGCCAGTGCTATGGGTGCGTTCAAACTACACTTCAAGGGCACAGCACACAGAGCAGATGTTGATGCCGCTAATACTTTAGCATTTTTTCACCACTTGGTACATCGGCAACGAAGCTTAGAACATCTACTATCTGCTGCACACGATATTAAATCTTAGTGCGGCCCAATACAAAACCGTCAGCGGGACATTCTTTAGAAAATTTTTGAATGTCCCCATTAGTCCACCATCGCTTTTCTTTGTTTACAGCAGCACCTAATGCGGCGCCCACATTGTTGAATTTTAATCTACCTCGTATATACGAACTATCCGGAGCAGTCGGAGCAAAACATTGTTCCGCGCCGTTGTTCCACCATTTATTATTCTTACGCTGTATACCCATTTCTATTTTTTGTTCTTCTGTGAACTTTTGTAAACCTTTATGTGCTCGTCCTATTTTTAATTTAGTAGCATCTGTCATCGGTAGACGATGTAGATGTGCTGCCACTAACTTTGCTCGCTTACTGTCGGTGATTTTAACATTCGGTGCTCCATCACCTCCATCTGTTAAATTAAGCAATATACCGGTGCCCAAATCCTTACGTCCATACCACGCAATTATTCTACGCTCAATAGCAAACGCACCGATTTCAGTTAAATTAGTTTCAAGTATTGCGATATTCGATTTATCAGCAGGCACAGCAACACCTCGGGGGCCGTTACGATGCTGTTGATATGCTCTATTGTTCTTACCTTTGCCTATATAGTAAGGAGTGCCTGCTTTGGCTGTAGTGGAATCTTTAT